ACCCGAAGTCCGACACCTGAAGCCAAAACCGGAGGTTTTCTATGGCCATCACTTATCTTTCCGACATTGAACTGCCGCGTGACCCGGTGGAAGATTCCCATGCTTCGCGCAAGAAGTACGTGGACGACAAGACAGCCGCGAAACCGTCACTCGGCACGGGAACACCTGCGGCTGTTGCCGCGACCGCGTCTGCGGGAAATGCGACCACGGCGGCACCGTTCAATCATGTTCACAATTACACATTTTTCGCAACGGCACCGGCGGATTTGGCAACAACCGCAACGGTCGGCACGGCCACGTTGCCTGCTCGCGGCGATCACGTGCATAAGTTTCCGACGGCGGCACAAGTGGGTGCCGTTTCGACAACGGACTTTTCAAGTCACATCGGTTCAACAACGTTGCACCTGCCTGCGGTCGGTTCCTCAGACAATCTCAAGGTGCTGACGGCAGGTGCGGCGGGTGCCGCCCCGACATGGCAGATTGCTCAAACCGGCGTAACGCTTGGCACGGCGGTCGGGACGGCGGTGGCGGCAACGGCGGCAAACGGGACGGGAACGACGGCGGCCAAAGTTGACCACGTTCACAATTACAGCTTTGATACGACGGCACCTGCGGCAGTCGCTGCGACAGCGGCAGTCGGAACGGCAACCATGCCCGCGCGACGCGATCACGTCCATGCTTATACGTTTTACGCCACCGCACCGGCGGCACTGGCTGCCACAGCCGCTGTTGGTACGGCGACGCTCCCCGCTCGCGGCGATCACGTTCATGCGCTGCCATCGCTGTCGCAGCTTGTTTCAAGCACGTGGCGCGGAACGGTGACGGGCAACGGTACACTTGCCTCGCTGCCGGTGACGCATGGCTTGAATTCGCAGGAACTTGATGTCCTTGTTTGGACGAATACGACTCCGCCCAAACGCGTCTATATGGATCACACACCAACCGGCGCGAATACACTGACGGTTGACTTTGCCGTCGCGCCGCCGACAACCGCATCCTACATTGTCCGTGTCGTGAAATGGGGGTGATGAATCATGGCAATGGATTTTCGCAGTCCATTGGACTTGTCGGTTGCCGCCGATCATGCCAAGTCGCCGATCCGCAAACAGGAATTCGATCAGCACTGTAACAGTGAATTGCACATTCAAAACGACGGTTTGGCAGACCAGATGCTGGTCATGACGGCGGTCGGTCCCCGCATGATGACACCGAAATTGCGGTGCCAGTGTGACGGGTCGCATTACGGTTGCGATTGCCGGATTGTCTTTGACGATAACCCGCCGCCCCCTGCTGCCGATGTGATCATCCGCTGCTTTAAGAACGGCAATCTCGAAGTTCTTAACGAGAGCAATGTACTCAATATTCCCGCATGGACGCTGGAATATGGTGATGTTAGTACGTTTTTCCGATTCGTGCCGGAAAAGGTTTTTACCGCCGATTTATCGCAACTGAATTGGGCTATCGTTGATAACGTTGCGCACAATCTGAACGGCACACATCAAGTGATCGGCGGGAAACGATGTTTTGATTTGTACTTTGACATGGACAGCCATTCCCATTTTACCGATTCTCTTGTTACGGGCGCAGGCGGCACATCGACGGGTATGATGCCGATACACATCCGCAAGACGACGGCAAAGGTGATTCAGATCGCTTGTGGTACGCACTGTGCGTATTTTCTTTTTGAGGACGGTACGGTCTGGAGTTGCGGCAATAACGATTACGGGCAGCTTGGTCGCAACGTCACAAGCGGCAACCCGCAAAGCCCAGGCAATCTTGGAAGAATCACCGGGCTTCCGACGGGGGCAGGCAGTCGTGTGGTACAGATCGCGGCCACCGAAACAAGTTTCTTTGCCGTGCTTGCCAACGGTGATGTCTGGTGTGCCGGTGACAATTCCAAAGGGCAACTCGGCTATCACAGAGCCACCGGTTCGGCAACCACAACCAATCTGGCGAGAAACACGAGCGTTTCCAATGTCAGGAGCGTTTCCTGCGGAACGGATTTTACGTATTTTCTGCTGAACAACGGCGAGGTTCGCAGTTGCGGCAATAACGAGCATGGACAACTTGGTCGACAGGGTGCCGTAACAGGAAGTGCGACAACGTCGAATCTTGGGTTGGTTTCCCTGACCAACGTTCAAAGGATTGCATGCGGCGATGATTTTACGTGGTTTCAAGCAGGTCATAACGACATTTGGACTTGCGGCAACAACGTTTCCGGCCAGTTGGGACGCGGGAGTTGGTGGATGTTGCCGAGCGATCCCATCCCAGCATTCGCCTGGTCGTCACCGACGGGAATCCTTGAAATCAGTTGCGGCAGTCAGGTCGGCTATATCACAACGGGGGAACGCCGCGCCGTCTCCAACAGACGCGCTCACGACATGTACGGCAGCGCAGAGTTCGCGGATGTCGGCCTGTCGGGTGTCGATCAGGCCGTGGCAAGTTTCAACACCCGCTACGCGCAATTCGTTCGATCCGGCAAGGTTTGGGTGGAGGGTGACAACAGTTACGGTCAATTGGGGTTATTTCAAAACCCCCGAACAGCGTCTTTACAAATCCCGTGGGCCGGGAACGGCGAGTGTGTTCGGGCGTTTACAGGCGGCACGGCTTGTTACTGGATTCGTCCCGACGGCAATGTCATGTCGTTGGGAAGTAACGGCTACGGGCAACTTGGCTTTTCAACACCGGCTGCGACCGGGTTCTATGGCATCATCGAGTTCAATGAACACAGACTGGAATCCTGACTCGCTCATCGGCCCCGAAGGCGTCCTGTTGAAAAAGGACGGCGAGCATCGTTATTCGCAGGGAAGACATCTGGTTGCCGGTTGCGGGATGAATCTGCGCCAAACATTTTTAGTGAAGGAAATTCTCAGCAATGCCCGAACGCATCGTATTTTTAAGCCAGATTGAATTGTCCGCCGCCGCGTCATCGCCCAAGGAGTCGGTGCGCAAGCAGGAACATGACGAGCATGTCAACAACGTTTTGCGACACTTGCCAGGCGGCGGTTTGATTGGTCAGGTGGTTGTGATGACAAGTGCCGGGCTTGCATGGAAGTGGCCGAAAGTCGTTTGCGGATGCGGGCCCGGTTCGATGACGTTTGAGGAAACACCGCCAATCATGGCGTTACAGGGCATCGACTTCAACGTCATCAGGGAGGTCAAAATCGTATGAAGCAAACCTATTTGACTTTGGGTGCCGTCATTCGGAATCAGGAACATTACGTCAAGGAATGGCTGGCATTTCACCATCTCGTCGGCGTTGAGCGGTTTGTCATTGTCCTGCATCAATGTACTGACAAGACGGAAGAGCGAATCCGTGAGTTGCCGTTTCAGGATAAGATTCACGTCCACCACATCGTCAATGACGAGCAGTTCGTTCAACTGGGAACCTACCTCTGGATTACCCGGAATTACGGCCCATTCACGAAATGGCTGATGTTCATTGACTCCGACGAGTTTTTCTTTGGAACGCGCGAGGATGACCTGCGTGTTATCCTTACCGACTATGAAAAGCACGGCGGTCTGGCCTCGCACTGGATCGAATATGGCAGCAATGGCCGCGTTATCAAACCCAAGGGACTGTCGATTGAGGCATTCACGAAACGCGCACCCGACCGGCATGGGGCTCATTATTCGTTCAAGTCGGTCATCCAGCCGCAGTGTTTTCAGAAATTTCTGTCGCCGCATCTGGCCGTGACACAACCGCTCACGGTCACCGAAGACCACCGCGAGGTCGGTGCGAATTGGGTCTGGATCGGCGACCGAAACCCCACACACGAAATCGTGCGCGTGAACCATTATCACGTGCGAAGCATGGAAGACTGGATTGAACGGTACAAACGCGGTCAGTGCAATGATCCCGGACGCAAGCATACGCCGGATGAGATGTATAACAGTCACATTTTCAAGTCCCGCGACCACGAAGATGTCCACGACGCGTGTATCTTACGCTTTGCAAAAACCTTAAATGCCGGATTGAACTCCATGAGATCGACGCATCTGCACCTGGCTTACGGTTCCCATAGCATCGCACTGCTTCCCTGTCTCCATTGGACGCAAGGCCCCGTTCTTGAAGTGGGGGCGGGCTGTTACAGCACGTCGCTGTTATCGTTGTATTCGCAATCACGGTACTGCCGGACAATGGAGTCTGATTGGCATTGGCTTGAAAAGGTGAAGGCTTTTTTTCCTGCATCCTGCGATCTTTCGGAAAACAGGGGGCATGAATTTCAATATGTGGAGAATTACCGGGACGCCGTCATGGAAGATCGCTCTTGGGACATTGTGTTCATTGACCAGGGCGATCACGCCAGTCGCGTGGAAACGGCCTTGCGCATGAAAGAGAAGAGCCGTCTGGTCATTTTACACGACACGGAACATGCGAATTTGGATTCCGCACTGAACGGTTATCGTTACAGGTACGATCTCAAGACCATTTTTCCCCCTACCGGAATCGCAAGCCAGGTGGATGATCTCGGATGGTTGAAAGACCTCCTCAAAGTCTATAACGCCTCTTAATTTTACGGCGCAATCTGCGGAAAGAAAGGAATATTTTGAGCACTGACACGACACTTGAAGATGCAATCCGCGAGAACGCAGCCGGGCCGAAGCGGGCCCAGGGCGATTCGGGAAGCGTCGAGCAACATTCGTTAAAAGACCAGATCGAAGCCGACAAGTACCTTGCCTCCAAAGAGGCGGTGCGTCGCGGCATTGGGATCAAAAACGTCAAAATTTCACCGGATGGGACAACGTAATGCTAAATCAGTACCACATGGTTTCTCAACGCAAGAACGGTTTGAGGAATTTGCTGTCGGTCGAGGATGGTCAGATATTCATCGACTGTTTTGGGAGGATTTTTGAGTGAAATCCGATGGCGTTTCACAGCGGCAAGCACGGATTCCGGCATCGACTGGAGTAACTCAAGGATAAAATCATCAGGATGAATCGCCTCAATTTCGTACTCGTCGAGAATTGATTTCGGAAAATCACGAAGATTGAACGTAACAATCCTGGAAACATTGCCGTGAATCGCAGCGGCCAAAACATGGCGGTCGTTTTGATCTTTGAGAGAAAGCGTTTCGATTAAGTCCTCGTACCCTTCAATCAGGCAATCCAAAGCATGGGCATCCATCAGTTGTCGTGTTCGCTGCAATTGTGTTACGGTCAAATGAGGATTGTTCTTCAACACATGGTAAATCCATTCCTCATGAATTGCGTTCGACCAGCAAGCACGAAACAAGCCTGTCACGGCAAGGTGCATGAGGAGATCGCGGAGCGGTGCCGGATAAAGCACACAGGCGTCGTATAGAACTTTCGGCGTTAGCATCAATAACCCAAATTCAGTTTTTGTGCTTCGGCAGCCAGTTTTTCAAGCGTGGTTTCGCGGTTACGATCCGTTTGGCGGCGGTATTCCAGAACGTCATTCAGCAAAACGCGACGATGCGTCCCAACAAGACGGTGCGGAATTTCACCGCCGTCAAGCAATTTGATCAGAAACGGCCTTGAAACGCCAAGAACCTCGGCGGCTTGCTGTGTGGTCAACTCCGTCTGAACCGGGACAACGGTCACCGCCTGACCTTCCGCCATAACGGAAAGCATCTCGGCAAGCAGCGGAATTGCGCTGGCCGGAATCGAACACTCGCCTTTGCCGCCCAGTTGAACGCGAAGTGCCTTATTACGAAACTTGGCCAGTTTTTCGCTGGAAATTCGGGCAATCTCCCGCTCTTCACCGGAAATGGCAACCGATGTCTCAAATCCAATCGTGGGCATAATATCGTCCCCTTTCTCTACGTCTATTATACGTCACAAGTAAAATAAACGCAATAAATGAAATTGCGTCATTTTTTGTTTGGGCAATAACTCGTTTTGTGGCAATAAGTTAAAAACCGACATTTTTTTAGGAAAAATGTGATGTTTTCATTTTTTACACGCAAAAAGAAGCCTCGGGCTTCACCTGCATCCTACTTGCAGGCCAAATATGATGCCGCACAGACGACCGCCGAAAATATCCGGCACTGGGCAATGGCGGATGGGTTAAGTGCCGATGCCGCCATGTCGCCCGACGTGCGGCGCACCTTACGCAACCGCTCGCGCTATGAGGTGGCCAACAACTCGTATGCCAAAGGCATGATTTTGACGATGGCGGGCGATTGCATCGGCACGGGGCCGCGTTTGCAACTGCAAACGAACGATTCCAAAAACAACCGGCAGGTCGAACTCGACTTCGAACGCTGGGCGGAGTGTGTTGATCTCGCCGCCAAATTACGTGCCATGCGCATGGCCAAAGCGACCGACGGCGAGGCATTCGCCTTGCTGGTCAATAACCCGAAACTTGACCACGAGGTCAAGCTGGACATCCGGCTGATCGAGGCGGAACGGGTCACGACGCCCGGTTGTCTGCTTGACAAACAGGCGTCGGCCGGCAAGTGGAACAAACAAGCACAACGAAATGGCAATACAACGGCCTGTGACTGCTGTATTGATGGCATAACATTCGATCAGTACGGCAATATCACGCATTACTATGTGCTGAAAAATCATCCCGGCGACATCAAATTCAAGTTCGAGGATTTTGAGCGTGTGCCAGTGGAAAACATGATTCACTGGTATCGGCAAGACCGCCCGGAACAGCATCGCGGCGTCCCGGAGATTACACCGGCCTTGCCACTCTTTGCGCAACTGCGACGTTACACATTGGCCGTACTTGCCGCAGCGGAAACAGCGGCGGATTTTGCGGCGGTGATTTATACCGACGCACCCGCCAACGGCGAAGCGATGCCGCTTGACCCGATGGATGTGATACCGCTGACAAAACGCATGGCAACGGTGCTTGCCGACGGCTGGAAACTTGGCCAGATCAAGGCGGAACAACCGGCGACCTCATATCCCGAATTCAAACGCGAAATTTTGGGTGAAATCGGTCGCTGTTTGCAGATACCCGTCAATATCGTCACCGGCGATTCATCGCGGCATAATTATGCCAGCGGGCGGCTTGACCATCAAGTGTATTTCAAAGCACTCAAAATTGAGCAGGATCATCTTGCCCTTGCGGTCTTGGATCGGCTCTTTGATGCGTGGTATCGGGAATATGAATTGCTCAACGGTCAAAGCCAATATCTTCATTACGCACCAGTGACCAACGGGAACGGGTTATCACGCCGACGCGGTAGCGTCGAACCGCCCGCCCGGCTACGGGCCTGGATGTGGGATGGGCAGGAACATGTTGACCCGGCAAAAGAAGCGAACGCCCAAGGGACGCGGCTGCTTAATCTGACAACGAACCTTGCAACCGAATACGCGAGACAAGGCAAGGATTGGGAGATTGAACTGCGGCAGATCGCAAAAGAGCGGGCGTTGATGCAACAACTCAACCTAACGGCGATTGACCCTGCGAAACCGGAAAAACCGCCCGATAACGAGGAGGAAGATGACAACATCACTCAAGATCGGTGACCATTGCTCTTTCTCAATGGGTGCCAACACGCTTCTCAAAACCCGCTCTTTCAATTGTCACGGCAACGCAATTCTGCTTGGCACGGTTCGCACGATTACTGTCAACTCCACCGGCGTGATCGACGGCGACGGCACCATTTATCACTCGTTTTCACGAACAGGTGAGGTCTCCCGGTCAACCATCACGCCCACCGTCGCGCAGATCAACATTGATCTTGACGACGGCGAACTTGATTTATATGGAATCTATCACCGTTCATTCGAGAACGGGATGATTCACACCTTTGATGTGTTGGGCCCCCTTGCGGTGTTCGCAATGGGAATGCCCTTCATTTTGTTACAACCTGAAATCAACAAGGATTATTATGCTCCCTAACTTTCTCACATTTCACACGATTCCCGTGTTTCTCAAAGCCTCCGGCGAAGGCGGGGATGAAGGGGAATTGACACCCACGTTCAGCATGACCGCTTACACCGGCGGAAAGATGAACATTGATGGCTTTCAGCATCCGGTGGTTGTCGATCTTACCGGCCTCGACATTCCGTCGCAAAACATTCCGATCCGGCTCGACCATAAATCCTCGCAGGGTATCGGGCATACGACCAGCATCCGCATCGAAGACCACGAGCTTGTCGCCGACGGTTTGATCAGTCGTGACACGGACTGGGCGCGCGACGTGGCCAACTCCGGCGCAAAAGGTTTTCCGTGGAAGGCCAGCATCGGCGGGCCCATTCACGAAGTCGAATTTATCCCGCATGGGACACACGTCGAGGCCAACGGTCAGGAGTTTGAAGGCCCCGTTTATCTCGTGCGCAAGATGACGCTCAAGGAGATCAGCTTCGTTGACAATGCCGCCGACACGAATACGTCAGCGACCGTGAATGCTTCAGAGAAGCATTCTAGCACATCGCGGCCGAAAGTCAATACCACCCTCAACAGTGCAAGCGGATATTTTATCAATCCCGGTTCCACCAACGACGACATGCCACAGAGGACAACCATGCAAGCGGGAGACCGACAACCATCCATGCCGACACCTGCCGTTCTTGAAACAGGAATGATAGCAGACGTGCAACAGCAGGTTCGGGCGGCGACACTGGCCGAAACGAAGCGCATTGAAGGCATCCGTGCCATTGCGAAGGATGAACAAACCGACCTCGTTGTCAAGGCCGTCACGGAAGGCTGGGACGTGCCGCGTTTCGAGCTGGAATTCTTGCGCCGGTCGCGGCCTGTTGCCACCAGTGTTCGGCAAGAGCAGAATCGCCCGACGAATCAGGTGCTTGAGGCAGTCGCGATGCACGCAGGCGGCGTGACGCTTCAGGCAATGGAAAAACAATACACCGAGCCGGTGCTTGAGGCGGCGGACAAGTATCGCGGCATCGGGATTCAGGAGTTTTGCGAACTCGCCTGCGGCGGGCAACTGCCGCGTTACAAGCGGGACGCCATTGGTTGGCTCGAAGCGGCGTTCAGTACGACGACGTTGCCGGGTATCCTTTCCAACATTGCCAACAAAATGTTGCTCGACGGCTACAACTACGTTGACGATACATGGCGACGCATCTGCAAATTTGCGACGGTCAACGACTTCAAGACGCATTCGCGCTACCGCCTCACGAGCGATTTCAAGTTTGAGAAGATCGGCGACGGCGGCGAACTCAAGCACGGCAAGCTCGACGAGCAGAAGTTTACGCAAAAGGCCGACACTTACGGCATCATGTTCGCGCTGACCCGGCAAATGATCATCAACGACGATCTTTCGGCCTTGACCGACGTTCCGCGTCAGATTGGCATGGGTGCCGCCGAATCGATCATGGACGCCGTTTGGGACTTGCTCCATGCGAAT